CTTTGGTCCAGCTGGCTTCTCCGTAAGGGAACGGAGCAAGTCGAGGGATACCTCTGACGGTGGTAGGACTGGCTACTCCGCCTCCTGCGAGTTCAGAATTGGTCTCACGGAAATATGTCTCCGTCCAAGAGCTTGAAGTGTCTACGGTGCAGAGAGTTTTCAGCTTATATTCCATCAACGCAACAGCTTTGACTGCGCCGTCGATGTATTCCTTCCTCAAATCCAGCTCGCCTGTAGTATCCGCCATCTTGGATTTCCTCCTTTATAGAACATTGACCCTGACTTTAATCACTGTGGCAGCGGCTCCTATCGTTTCAAGAGCCTTGCCAAGGACGTATCCTTTTTCTCGGTCGAGAGTGGTGTAAATCTTGATTTCGTTGGCACCATTCATTGTGACGTCATTGCCGACAGTGATACCAGCTGCGGATGTCATACATCCCCAGACTCCATCAAGTGCGGCCACTATTTCAGTCGTGCCATCCCCGCCGACCTTTTCCATCCAGGCGATACCTGCGACAGGGTCGTTATCCGCCGCTGTGGCTATCGCCGTGTTGGGAGAAGTGAGTTTCAAAAGAGTCCCTTTCGGGATTGTCGTTGCTTCAGCGCAAGTGTATCTTGCGAACTTCGTTGGGACTTCATAACATACTGCGATTCCCATAGTTCATCCCTCTTCCGGTTTATTATTTAAATGTGTGTTTATCGCCTCGATATAGAGGTCTGCCTGTGCGATGTCTATCTCTGCCTGTGCTTTCACTCTCTGCCACGCAGCGATGGCCTCTTGCCACTTCTCTTCCTTCATTTGAGCGCACCCGCGATAGCTGTTCCCTTAAAATAGTTCTTCATACCGATATTGACTTTCTCTTCGTGAGACAGTTCCGGAACATTCGGCTTACCTGCGTCAGAGTTTCCACCCAACACTCGTCTGGCCTCTAACCCTTCTTGCCTTTTGACAAGTTCTTCCATCACTTTGTTGGCGTGTTCAAGCCTCTCTGCGGCCTTGTGGGCCTGCTCGATCAAGTTGTTGTCCGTCATATCTTCACCTTTTTCACTAACCGCTTAAGTTGGTATTCCTGGTACGCCGTCCAGATAAAAGTCATTACCGCAATCAAAGGCAAGACGACGCTATCACACATCGCATAACACATATTTCCTTCCATAATCATCCGCCTCCTTTTCCTTTCGACAGTTCCAAGAGCCTTCTTTGTGCTGGGTCCAGCAATTCGTATGGTTTTCCGAAGTAGACCTGCGAAGCTTTGTCCCTGTCCACAAACTCGAGGGCACCTGAAGAACTTAATAATCCGAAGTTCAAGACACTCCCACCGGAAGTTTCTGTGGCGGTATCCGAAGCATCTTGGGCCATCTCATCTGCCTTGGCCTGCTGGGCCTCGTTATATGCTCTTTGTTCGGCCTGTTGCTGTTCGTTATACGCTCTTTGATCTTCTTTCTGTCCCTCTGAATACGTCCTGCCTTCGGCCTCTCGCTGTTCGTTGTATCTCCTTTGTTCTTCTTTCGAGGCTTGGGCGTCCGCCGCTTTCTGTGCGTCTATCCCTGGCTGTGCGGCCTTCTCTGCGGCGAGTTTATCTGCGGCCTGTTTCAACAATAAAATATCTGGGTCTATCTTCGCGGCCTTCGACACATCTTGCGGACTCACTTCCTCACCTAACCTGTATCTCAAAGCGACATCTGCCACAAAGGCTTCATCCGCCTTTATCTTTGCTTCGTAAGAATCAGTTATTGAGTTCATCTTGTCTTTGTAGCCGCTTATCTTACTCGATTCTATGGATTTTCCTATGAGTGGTATATATTTCACCGCCACGTCCAGACCGTCTCGGAGGTCTTTCACCAAATCATTCAGCTCGTCGGCTTCGTCATTCATCCCTGCGTCTCGGAGTTTCGGCAAGTAGTTCCCTACTTCCTCGGCGAATTTGCTTATGGATTCATCTGTGGAGGCCGCTCCCGAGATCGAGGATGTGAGGGGAACTGAAAGACCTGAAGCGGCGAGAACGTATCCGATTGCGGCATTTCCCATACCCAGTCGGGACATAACACCTGTCAATGCCTTTATTCTTGATGCGTTGTTGATTGTGTTTACGGCCGGAACTCCGGCGGAGGCCACTGTCTTCACTACCCCAGCCGCTTCAGGGGATGCCTCGGCCAATGTAGCGGCTCCGCCAGGGGTCAACGCTATAGAACCTATCTTGCCCATACCTGCGGCGAAAGAATAGATCTCCGCCAGACTCGACGCGATGCTGGCAACTTCCAACATACCTACTCCCGTCTCCAGCATCTCCGAAGCCCCCGGGACATACTTTCCGCCTATCCCTACCGTCAAATCTTTCTTCCACGGAGAACCGAAAAGCTCCTTTATGGCCGCCAATCGCTCTTTGTTTCCGTCTGTTGTGAATGGAGGATATTGATATGTCCCTGTCTGGGAGACAAAGGATTTGCCTTGTTCTACATTAAATGGCGTGGTCGTCCCGTCGCTATTGACTTTATTCGCCGTCTGAAACGTTGCCTGCCACTGTGAAGTATCCTGCGGATTCATAGACTGGGGCTGTTGGACCTGGGGAAGAGGGGTCGGCAGGGGTTGCTCCGAGAGTTTGGTTTGGGGTTGCGCTAGAGGCATGGGAGCAACCCCTGCCTTACCGGGTGCGGGCCCAGCAGTGGAATTGGGATACTGCGCGGCCAAAGCCGCCGGAGACTTCTCTACCTGGCCCGTCCTATTGACTTGGCCATATTGTGCGCTTGATGTCCCATACGCAGAGGGAGGGACAGCTAGAGGGTTATTCTGCACCGGGGCAGAGCTTTTTTTCTGTGTGGGCGCGGCATTTGTGGGCGCGGGAGTGGCCGCTTGGGGAGGCGGAGCCGTCACTGGGATAGACGCCCGCGAAGGGTTTGCGTTCGCCCAGGCCTGCGCCCGGTCCCGATACGTCTCCTTTTTCTTCGTGGCCATCAGAGCTCACCCCTCATAGCGGGAGGCTGCAGGTTACTCTGTTGATTCGTCTGTTGCTCTTGGGTCGCGTCCTTCGCCTGGTCGCTTAATAGGTTGTTCTGCAGGCTCGCCGGAAATTCGAGCTCTATCTCCAAGTTCACCTGAGCCAATATCTGTTCCTCGATATAGAGCTGCTCTTCCTCGATGCACTGCTCGAACGCCAGATACGCTATCTGTGCCGCCGTCTGGGTGAGCTCTTGGGAGCCGCCGATGATTATCTGCGGCACACCGACTGCCTGGAAGAAATACTGGTTAAGCAACTGGATCCACGGCATCGGGTTGAGACTTGTCCCTTCGGGCACTCCTGCCAGCTCCGTCTCTACAGCACCTTTCGGGATAAAGATGTCTTCGCCTTCGCCCTTGCTCGCTGCGACCTTCGCCTTGAAGGCAGTTATCTTGGAAGGGACATCCGTATCGAGGTGCCAGATTCTCACTGGGTAGATATTCCGGTGGAGGAGCTTCTTGTAATCAGCCATAGCTTCGTTCCGTGCGAGGATGATCCACTCGACCGATTCGATGATGCTGCAGCCATGTATCTCGTCGGCAATCCTGTTACGGGTGAGGTGGAGCAAGTCTTCTGGCTGGAACGTCTTTTCCGGCTTCCCCTTTATCTCCTGCTCGTATCTCTTCACTATTCCTTTTGGCGTCGCTATGATCGAGATGGTCCCTGGATCCAGAGGCTTCAGGTTCACCAATTTTCCCTTATCGTCTCTGATTATTTCGGCGAACGCGTCCCCGTAGATGTGGTACTCTCGGATCATGTTCTCTAAGACTGAGTTGAACGTGTCCTTGCCGAATCCCTTGATGGTGCTCAAAGCCAGAGTAGTTATCGGGTTAGAGATGAAGCCCTTGCCTATCGTCCAGGTCGCTTTAGCATCGATCGCCATCTTCAATTCAGGAATCGTCTTGTAGTATCCCAAGTACTGGGCCGCCTTGGAGTTGCTCCATTCGGTCTCGTCAGTGCCAACAGCGGCATCCGTCTGTCTGCTATCTACAGAGAAGTCAGTTATGACAGTCGCGTTCGTCCCGCTCTGTGCATTGCTCAATTCTGTGTATGCCATCTTAATCCAGATTGACGACGGGCATCCAAAGCTTAAGCGCATTCCCGGCGATCTCGGGCTCGAAATAAAGGCACGTGTCAAAATTGTTAGCCTGTGTGAGCACGGCTTCCAGCCTCATCTTCGTTCCGACCCCGAAACTCTTTCTTGTGACGGTGAACTTCATCTTGCCCCTTTTGGAGGCATTCAGGGTTCCGCTGCTCCCTGAAGCGAGCTGGGTCTCTACTGCCCCAGTAGACACATGATATATCTTTATGGTGACGGAGCCGTTTGGGTTGCCGGTAGAAGTCACCTTATAGTCCACATACCCTATTCCCGAAAAGATGGTGGGCTTATTTATCGTGACATCAAAATTGACTTCGACTGTGCCCGCGACAATCAGAGAGACAGCATTGGGGTTAGAGATGCCCACGTCACGAACCAAAATATAATCCGTGTCCGCCGCAACCGCATAATAGAGGAAAAGGCTCCTGCCTGCTACAGCGTCGCCGTATGACTGAAGAACGTTGTTCGGCTCGTCGGCCACTATGCCCGCGCCATCGACAGTCAAAGTAGGTTCCTCCCGACCTTGTGCTTCAAGATGATAAGGCTCTCTGCGATAGATTCCAAAGCCGCGACTTTCCTGATCTCGACGTCCTCTTTTCTTTCAGACCTGAAAACGTCGATCTCCTTGCTTTCTCCTTCGCCAAGATTCATCAGGCCACTTCCCTGATGAAGTCGGACACTTTCTTGTCTTTCAAGATAGCTAACTGCCTTAAAGCCGCGTCCCGCAAGACATTGATCATATCTTCCGCCTCTGTCCTTGAGCTATAATTGCTCATGTCGTAGATAATCACATAGATGGCAGCCAAGTTAGAGGCCACGGAGTTCAACAACCCCTTCGTGTCGGCATTGAGACCCGCGTAGTTGTCAGAGAAATTGTATCTACATACCGCGTTTATCTCTGATTCGACCTGGAACATAAAGTTGTTGATGTAGGTCACTGTGTTAGAGATTGTGGACGCATTCACACCGGTCTTATATTGGACCTGCGCCGTAGTCGCGAAAATACCCGTATCATCCACCATGGTCATACCCGCTCGAAGAATATATTTAAATGTGTGTTTCTCACGCACCAAGCCGCTCTGATTAACCCTTCTGCGATGTGGGAGTATCTTCCGTAGATCCTGATCTCCCCAGTCTTTGCCGTGTGCTCTATGATGATGGACTTTAGGCTCGTGAAGACCTCGATGTCATCCAACAACTCTATCTGTTTGGATTCCAGCATCCGCTTCAGATTAAGGTAAAGGTCTTCCTTCAATAACTTCTTTCTACGTTTCAAATCCCTATCCAAAGCCCTGCTTGCGTTGTTGATCGCAACCACTTTCCGCCTGGTCTGCTCCTCCTTCAGCAACTGGTCGAAGACAGCGACACCCAAGCCCCCATCGTCTATATAGATGGTCACGAACTGATATTTTTCGTCCAACTCCAACACTTTGGCGATGGTCTCAGTAGTCAGAGTGTAGGTAAACATCAGGTTTTCTCGGTGGAAAAACCTCTCGCCCACCTTCTCAAGCACCTCGAACGTGGATTCGTCACCTCCCATCCGAGCCACATCGACCCCCAGATAGAACTCTCCCGGAGCCGGGGGCATATCCGACCTCTTGAGCGTCTGGCCGGATTCAATCAGATCATCCGGGAACAACTGGCCCAATTCCTCCAAGAACTGGGCCAGGTACTGTTGGGCGTATTGCAGCGCCGTCATCCTCTGCTTCTCTCGCGCCAAGTAATCCAGCATCAACCTCTTCAACGGCATCGGCCGAGCCTCGGCGACCTCCTCACTGTTCACATGAAACGTCTTAAAACCCATCCTGGGGTCAGTGTAGGCATCATAGAAGTAGCCGCTTCTTGCGTTGGGAGTGCTCAATAACCAAATCTGTCCCCCGGTGGTCAAAAGCATCGGAGTAGCAGCCGCCCAAATGGCCTCCGGCATATAGGCAGCTTCGTCCGGCACAAGAACGTCGATGGTTAGGCCCAAGATACCCAAGCCGTACTGCCCAACAGCTTTACTCCTCACCTCAGAACCATTCGTCAACCTAACCACATGCTTCGTCGGCTTATTCTTTCCCTTGGCTATAAGCTTCGGGTAGTTGTCGTGAAGATGAATCAAAACCTTTTGAATCATCAGCTCCGCCTGATCCTCAGTGATGGAGACCACAAGAACCTTCTTTTTCTCATGATTCGCGATGTATTCGCCCGTCTTGATGGCGATCACCCGGCTCTTGCCCACCTGTCTCCCGCTGCAGATGCACAAGTTGCCTTCGGCGGCAAGCACGTCTTTCTGCCAGGCGTCTAAAATGAAATCGAGCCTCATCGTCTCCTCCATTTCTAATTTTTGCGGGGCGAATCCACCGGCTTTCTTTATAAAGAACCCAAAACCGCCGGCTGATTCATTGCAATTCCCGGATTCTGGCCCGGATTCTGGCTCAGATTTAATTGTCTCACTTGGGCGCCCGGGTGGGTGCCCGGTGTCGTACTCGGTCGTGTATTTGCCTTTGTTGCTCTTACGACGGTAGCAGGTGATGCAGCGGTGGCCGACGCATGGGCGTCTGCAGATTGTGCAGATGTGTTTTCGGGGCCATGACATCGCGGCAAAACTCCATTATCTATGTTGCGATATGTATATTGGAGGTACTTCTGATGTGGCTATCAATGGGCGCCCGGGTGGGCGCCCCACACTACCGGCCCCCCCCCACGACGACAACGACGCACACAATAACCAAAGTACCCA